TCGACATACTCCTCGTGCGAGGGTGCGGGCATGTAGTGGGGGTCGCCGTCGTACTCGTGCTCGTGGGTTATCTCCTCGGGGTCGCCGGAAAACCCGAACCGCTCGGCGGCCTTCGCGGCGACGTTGCGCGAGGCATACAGGATTTGCACAACGGACTCGTCGGCGAACGGGACCGTCACGTCCTTGGCAACCTGCCGCCGTTCGTGTGCCCATTGGGCGACCTCGAGACACCCGCCACCGTCGGGACCGCTGGCGCGCTTACCCAGTGCGACGTGGTCGGCCATCCCGTAGATCGAGAGGCCCGTCAGGTCGCCCGCCTGGATGCGCTCCCAGGCGTCGGCCCCCCACTCGATGCCGAGCATCCACGTCCCCGCGCCGTAGGTTTCGGTGCCGCCGCCGGGGAGGTCGAAGGTGCGTTCCTCTTTCAGGACCCACGACTCCACGGGCGTGCCTTCGCCGTCGATGAGCGAGTGGTCGGTGTCCACGCCGCCGTCGCTCTTGAGGAAATCGTGGGCGGCCTTCTCCACCGTCGGCGTGGCGACGACATCGCCCTCTTTGTCGGGTTCGCGGGGTATCATCGCCGCGGCGTAGGTGATGCGCTTCTCCGGCGAGTCCTCCTTGGCGAGTAGGACTGGCGTCGTCGCACGGTAGTCGTGGCCGCGTCGCCCGCCGCCGGATTTGGTCATGACCCACTTCGAGTCCACCGCGGGCACGTCCACACCGGAGACGAGGTCCACACCCACGTCGGCAATCAGGCCCGCGCCGCGGTCAAGCGCGTCCATGAGTGCGTCGGGGTCGCCGTGGTCGGCCTTCGCTTCTTGACTCAGGGCTTCACAGATTTGGGCCGCGGACTCCTCGTCGTGGCCGTCCTCCTGCATGATGTCCATGCACGAACTCATATCGCCGCCGGGGATGTCCTCCGGCATTAGAGACTCACCATATCACTACTGGCGACGGCGGCGGCAAAAGCGTAGCGCCGTCTACTCCGGCGTCTCGCCGACGCCCTGCACGTCAAACTCGTCGGTGCGGTCGTTGTCAATGGTCGTGGAGGTACGCCGCCGCAGCGACTTGAACGTCACCGGGAGCGCGTCGCCTTCAACGGCGAGGTCGCCCGCCACTTCGTATTTCGTTTGGCGGATAGTCTCGGCCACGCCCTCCACGGCGATGTCGCCCGCCACCTCCACCAAGAGCGGGATGTCCGGCGTCTGGACCGTCCCATCCACGGTGAGCGTGCCGTCGGCGCGGAGGTCGAGCAAGACTTCGGGCGTGCGAATCGTCCCGTCCACGGTGAGCGTGCCCACCTCCGGCGTGGCGAACAGCGACGGCGTCTCGGCGGCGGTGCCGTCGACCGTGATGTCTCCGGCTACGTCGTAGGTGGTCCGCCGCGTGGAGAGTCCCGACCCAGCAACGGTGAGCGTGCCGTCGGCGCTCACGCGCAACGGCGAGAATTGCGGTCGGGCCGCTGTGCCTTCGACGGCGATGTCCCCCGCCACGCTGGATTGCTGGGCGATGGCTGGCGTGACTGTGCCCTCCACGGCGAGGTCGCCCGCGCTCGTCGGCGTGAGCTGGAGCAACGCCGTCGCCGTGCCCGCGATTCCGAGGTCGCCCGCGATGGGGCGCGTGAGTGTGACGGCGATGGTGGCCGTGCCCTCGGTGGCGATGTCCCCGCTGGCCACGTACTTCGTGAGGCGACTGCCCGTCGCGGTCCCGTCGACAGCAATCTCGCCCGCCGCCTTGAACACCGTGCCGCCAGCGTTGAGCGTCCCGTCCAGGTTCAACACACCGTCGATGTTGACCGGGCCGTCTTGGACTGTCTCCCCGGCGGCGATGGTCAGCACTTCGACCGACGAGTTGTTGAGCGTCCCGTCCAGATTCAGCGTCCCGTCCAGATTTGTCTGTCCGAGTTGCGTCTCGCCCGCGCTAATCGTCTCCGTCGTCCCGTCGGGAACGTCGAAGACGACATCACCGCGAATCGTGAGGGTCATCTACCGTGCGTTAGACCGTCTCCTCAATAGCGTCGTAGGTGATGTCACCCGTCTCGAACGTGATATTCGTCCCGTCGGACACGTCATACGGCCCGCCCTGGAGTGGTGTCTCCAGCAAGAGGTTCGCCGTGCCGCCGATGTCGCTGTCGTCGTAGATGGCAACCGTCTCGACGTTGGTGAGGTCCGCCGTCGCCTCCCCGAGGTTGATGTTGGTGTCGTTCTCAAACGTGGTACCCGAGATGGTCCAGTTGGCCGACCCGACGCCGACCGGTGCGTTCGTGAGACTCCCCGAGAGGTCCGTGTCGGTGTCGTCCTCCACCGAGACGTACAGCGTCGACGGGGGCGTGTCGAACTGCGTGGCGTTGGCGAGGTACTCGACGATTTCTGTGGCGAGGTACGTGCTGAGGCTATCCGTCATACACACGACTGGGACGGCGGGCGTGATAAAAACAGCGGGCGTCTACCGTTCAACGGGCACGCTCGTCGTGCTGGCGAGCCACGCCTCCGGGTTGTCGTCGCTCGTCTCGATGGCGACCCACGTCCGGCAATCGTGGACGACAATCTCGAAGTCGGTGGGCGTCATCCGTCCACCCGCTCGTAACTCCGCATCGCGTCACACCGCGGGCACGAGCGCAGGATGCGGACGCCCTTGCAGTTGCTCTCGCCGATGCGACGGCCACACTCGGGACACTCGTAGTGTCTCATTCGTCGCCCCCTGGTTGGAGGTAGCGCGTTCCGCACTCGGTACAACGTGCACCCGCGTCAGTCAGACGGACGTTTGCGAATCCGCACCGCTGACAGAGAAACAATGGATTACGGATGGTGTCCTCGCTCATTGCTCGGTCACCCGCACGATGTCGTGAGTCTGCTTGCGTTTGCGCCGCGCGTACCACCAGTTGAGTAGGCCGAAGGTCACCCACCCGACGGTAAAGAACAGCGCGAGATGGGCGAGCAGCGATCCGCGACTGTAGTATTCGAGTTCGGTGTAGCCGTCGGTGACCTCCTGAATCGCATACCCGTCGCGTTTGTACTCGCCGACGGCCGCGCCACGGGCCTGCTCGGACTGGACGGGGTGGATGCGGGGGTCAGTCATCGTTCACTCTCCGATGGAACCGTGCAGCGATGAGTGACCAACCCAATGCCCCAATTCAATGGACGATAACACTTTGGGCAAGTGTACAATCGCCAATCTGTCTGACTAATTGCCTTCGCCGATTTTTCACTCATCCTTTCACCTCCGCCAATTGCGACTCAATACCCGGCACCATCTTTGAGGGATTTACCGTGGCGATGCGCAAGCCACACTCGGCACACACGACCGCCAGCGTCTCACTCGGGCCGGGCGTCCCCGTTGGCGCAAGGAGATATGAGCGATTATCACAGTCCTCGCCCGGCCCACCAGGACAGCGCAGTATGGCATCGGTGTCGGTTGCCACCGCGAGGAGTTTGTCGAGCCACTCGCCGTCGGTGTCGTCGGAGTGGTTCATTGTTGCATCCCCCGCAGGCGCTCGGCAGTCTTGCGCGCATTCTCCTCGTAGTCAAAGACGCGGGCAAACTCCCGCGCGATGGCCTCGGGGTCGGTCGGGGCGGCGGTGGTGTCGTCGTCGTCGGGCCGCACGAGTTGCTCGCCCCACGTCCGGTCGTTTGCCTCTTTCTGTGCCTTTGCCTCGTCGTAGGCTTCGGGCGGCACCCGAAGCGTCTTCCAGTTATCGCCTGACATACCGCAACGCCCACAGCCGCCGGTGAGACGATACAGTCTGTGGGTTAGACCATACCGTCGTATTCAGACTCAGGGTGGTAGGCCAGCACCGTTGGGTCGTATAGACCGCTCGGCGCGTCCTTGTAGTGCTGTGCGTGTTCCCAACACGGCGTAACGCGTTTGCGCCGGCCGCGGGCCGCGTTGACTTCAATCACAAGAATCTCGTCAGAACCACAGTCCGGGCAACACTGGTCCGGCGCGGCATACATGTCGTCGCTGTTTGCCGCCATCGTCGTTTCAAGTTCGTCCGCAATCTGTTGTGCCATACTACAACATTGTAGCTACACCCACTTATAGTTTACTAAAATATTGTCGCAACAGCAGGCGTCGGGCGATTACGGGCTGGCGTCCCCGGCGTAGTCGTCTCGGTCGACCGTCTCGCGGTCCCGCAAGAGCGTGGTACACCGGCACCCGATTCCCGGTTCGCTGTCGCCTTGGACCGATTCCTCTTTCACACCGCGGTCGGGATACTCAACGACCCAGTTATCGCCAGGATGTCGCCACGTCCCGTCCATCGCCGCATGAGCGTCCCGCACGCGATTGTCGCCCGCCGTCTGCCACACTTCGATTTTATCGAGGTCCTGCGCGACTTCCGCCCGTGCCTCACCCGTCGCAACATGCAACTCCTGCCGGGCGATGCGCTCGGCCCCCGTCCAGCCCTCATTGATGTCGGCCTGCTCGGCGATTTCGTCGGCGATGTCCTGCGTCGACGACCCGTTTGCCCAACCCTCACCGACGGTATCGAGGATGTCCTCTTGCATCTCGTCGGCGAACTTGTCGGCAAACTCCACCTCGCGGTCGGCGAGTTGCGCTTCGATGGCCTCCACGTCCACGTCGGTGTCGGGGTCGACGCCGCTGGCCTCGGCGAGGGTTTCCTCTACCGTCTCGCGTGCCGCCTGTGCTGTCTCCTCCCTGAGCGCGGCTTGGATGCGGGCCACCACGTCGTTATCTTCAAAGAGTTCGCGCAGACGCCTGCTCAGCGCCGAGATGGATTTCTCTGTCGTGTCGTCGTCACCGGCCAAGCGGTCGATGATGCCCCGCACCTCCTCATCGGACAGCACGTCGTCGAACAGCGCCCGCACGTCATCGGCGATTTGGGCGGTCAGGTCCTCAACCATCCCCGGCTGGACATCGAAGGCAGGCCAGTCGTCCGTCTCCCGGAGGGGGTCGTCCTTCCGTACCGACGCATCAGCGTTTCCCGAATCACCCGCGGACTGTTCGATGTCCGCCGAGTCCACCGTGTGCGGGTCCGACAGCGCCACGGCCTTGTCGCGGTAGCGCGACCACACCGCGTAGGCCTTGCGCTCGCCGATGCCCACCGCCCGCACGGGCTGGCCGTCCAACTCGCCCGCCATGTCCTCGGGATACTCGTTGTCGCCGACGAACACCCCGCCGTCGCACATCTCGGCGAGGTCGTCACAGAAGTTGATGAGGGTGGTGCGACTCTTGAAGGCCGGGCCGCCAGCGTTCGGGAACGCCACCGCCGCGCCCGTGGCCTTGTCCACCGCCAGCGCGAGGTCCCCGAGTGCGTCCTCGTCGGGCGCGGTGCCTTCGACCACCTCGTCCTGAAAGCCGTCGTGCTCGTCGTCCACTTCGGGGAGGCCGACCTCCCGCCGGGCCTCGTTGCGCCGTCGGAGGCCGCTGGTGAACTCCCGCGTCACCCGCTCGGAAATCATCTTCCGCGTCGACTCGCTCATGCCGGGCTTGAACTCGAAGCGATAGTCAGCGCCCCAGTGGGGCCGGATGAGGTCCTGATTGATGACCCGCTCTAACTTCTGGAGGTACGGCCCCAGCGTGTTGCTCTCGAAGTTCTCGCGCTCGCCCTGGAACGTGTTGTAGTTCACGCGCTCGGGTTCGATACCGACGACTGCGGTTGGAACTTGGAACGCCGAGGCGACGACGCGAGCGTACCACTTCATGCGCTCCGTAAATTCGAGCTCCTGAAAGTTCATGGACATGGCCTCGAAGCGCACGTCCCCGCCCTGCCCGGCGAACATCAACGACTTGTGGGGTTTGCCCTTGACGTTTTCTTCCATCTCCTGGCGGCGCTCTTTCATATGTTCCCTATCCCACTCCTCGAAGACCCACGCGCCGCTGGGGATACTGCCCCGACTGAGGTACTGCTGTTCTTGCGTAATCGCCAAATCGAGACTCTGGAGGAAGTCCTCCACCAGCAGCGTCGGCGGGATGCCATACCGGCGGTTGGTGCGGGGCGTCATGTCCGTCCAGAGCATTTCCACCGTGTCGAAGAAATCCGGGGACCCGCCGCCGCGATACCCGACCGTACTGCCGTCGGGGTCGCCACTGCCGGGACTCCGGTGGTCGTCGAACTGCCAGAAGCCTTCAAGGAGTGCGCTCCGCTCGCCGTAGTCTTTCGTCCACACCTCCGGCGCGCTCGCCTGGATGGCCCGCGGGCGGACGGCCGTCGGGTCCGCGACGAACGCCTCGTCGTCGTAGGCCCGCCGGGAGAACACCTTGACGCCGGCCATGCTCCCGACCTCCAGCAGGTCGCCCAGCCACATCTCGACCATGTCCTGCCACGTCGCGTCGGGGTTCGGCCGCATGAGGAGGTCGTGAATCCGGCGGGCCGTCGCGTCGGGGAGTTCGTGGTCATCGCCGTGGGCCTTCGACCGTTCCTCGGGGTGGGTGTTCAGGCGCTTTTGCGTCTCGGCGCGGCCGTCGGACTCGACGATGGTCCAGGGCGTTTCGGCGACCTCTTTGGTGATCGACTGGACGAGCATCCCGACCCAGGTGTTCGTCTGTGCGAGGTTGCGGAG